TTACAACCTTATAAATGATCTTTATGCCAAGCAATGGATTAGAGATTATAGTCTAGCAGTTTGTAAAGGTATACTAGGCGAAGCTCGTAGCAAGTTTGCTCAAATTGCTGGACCAAGCGGTGGCACACAACTTAACGGAAGTGACCTTAAAGCAGCCAGCAAAGAAGAAATTACGGCACTGGATAAAGAACTTGAAACGCTAGTATCGGGCGGTACGCCCATGACATTTGTGATTGGATAATTATGAAAGTTAGTGAAATTATTTCAGAATCTGCCGCATGGCGTAGAAAAGAAGGTAAAAGTAAAGCTGGTGGCCTAAATGCCAAAGGCGTTGCCAGCTACCGTCGTGAAAATCCTGGTAGCAAATTACAAACAGCAGTAACTACTAAACCTAGTAAATTAAAAGCAGGCAGTAAGGATGCTAAACGCCGTAAATCATTCTGTGCTAGAATGGGCGGAGTTGACGGCCCAATGAAAAAGCCCAATGGTGAACCAACTCGCAAGGCACTTGCTTTGCGTAAATGGAATTGCGAATGAAAGTTACAGAAATTATTTCAGAAGCTAAACAGGCTAAAATTACCAAGCGACACAGTCAATCTAGTCGTGGTATAAGCACTTACGGCGATGCTGAAAAAATGAATAGTGATTATGTGTCGTTTAAACTAGGCCAAGCCATGGCTGCTACTGATGGCAAAACTGTACCCGACATTGATGCCAAAAGCTGGCATGGCAAAAGGAAAACTGTACACCCATATACAGAAATTGAAAACGAAATGTTCAAAAAAGCCGCCAAAGCAGTGGGCGCAGATTACGATGATGTAAATCACGGAGACATGCGCAGTTTAGAATTAGATAGCGTTAACAAAATCAGTACAGTTGCTAAACCTAAACGAAATAAGTACGGCGTTTAATCAATCACTATTGACCTTATTGTAAAAATCCTGTAATATATACTATCAGCAGGAGATAGTATGATTATAGGCTTCGTGGGATTCATTGGTTCGGGCAAAGATACTGCCGCAGATTATTTGGTAAACTTTCATGGTTTTAGAAGAGATAGTTTTGCCAACACACTTAAAGATGCTGTTGCTGCAGTGTTCGGATGGGACAGAACACTACTAGAAGGTCGTACCAAAGAAGCTCGTGAATGGCGCGAACAAGTTGACCCTTGGTGGGCAGAACGCTTAAACAAGCCCACTCTAACTCCTAGATGGATCTTACAACAATGGGGCACAGAAGTTTGCCGCAACGGGTTTCACGATGACATCTGGATTGCCAGCTTGGAAAATAAGATGCGTAAAACTAAGGATAACATTGTTATCAGCGATGTAAGATTCCCTAATGAAATTACCGCCATCAAGAACGCAGGCGGACAAGTGGTGCGTGTAGTACGCGGCAGTGATCCTGAATGGTATCAAGATGCGTGGAACGTTAACCAAGGTCATAGTAATATGAGCTGGTCTATTAGTAAAGTGCGAATGGAACGATTAGGAATCCACGCTAGCGAAACTGCCTGGATTGGCCGTGGCATTGACTTAGAAATCGATAACAACGGAACAATAGACGACTTGTTCTCTCAAATTAAAAATCTGGTTGAAGCCCACCTTGCGACCATTTAACGCCTTCTTTGGCTAGAGTACGCTGACAGTTGGCACAAACAGTTTTTAGATTCAATGGCCTGCTGTTATTGAGATTGCCGTCTACGTGAAAGACGTTAAATTGTTCACTGTGTTTGCTTTTAAAACCGCATTTATCGCAAACACCCTTCATTCGGTATCCGTCCAAATACCATTTTGGAATGCCATGCCCTACCCCGCCCGCTAGACAGCTTTCGCATTTCTTACGATAGTAGGTTCGACCGTTCTTAACATAGTTAACGGCAGCTGGTCTATATCCACAAATACATAACGGTCTTGACATATTGTATTTATACACACCTTTTCAGCCCCTTTTCGGTGGTGTATTAGCGTAAGATTTTGCCAAAATACACTAAATACATTTAGAACAAGAACCCTTAGGAGAAGCTGATATGGCATTAAGTTCACCAGGCGTAGAAGTCAAAGTAATTGACGAATCATTTTATACCCCAGCGGAGCCCGGCACAGTCCCAATGATTGTGGTTGCCTCTGCTCAAGACAAGAGTAACAGTGCAGGGGACGGCATCGCTCCAGGTACACTAAAGGCCAACGCAGGCCGAGTTTACCTTCTAACAAGTCAAAAAGATCTTGGAGATACTTTTGGCGATCCGTTATTCAAGACAGACGCAAGCAACAATCCAATTCATGCTGGAGAGCAGAATGAATATGGCTTACAAGCTGCTTATAGTTTGTTAGGCGTTAGCAATCGTGCGTTTGTAGTACGTGCTGATTTAGATCTAGCCGAGCTAGATGCTAGTGCCAGTGCTCCTTCAGCAGAACCTAACAATGGAACCTATTGGTTAGATGTTGACAACACCAATTGGGGTATTTTTGAATGGAATGGAGATGCTGCCACTGTAACCGGCGGACAAACATTTACTAACAAAATACCTTTAGTAATTACAGATCCAACCAAAGTAAATGCTGGAACAGGTGGTCCTGTTAGCAGTGTTGGTAAGAATGGTAGTTATGCTGTCGTAGCAGTGGGTGACGATGTTACAGAACCAGATTTAACCACAGTTCATCCAATGACTGTATGGTATAGAAATACTAGCGGTACATGGGTACAAGTTGGAACAACAGCATGGAAAAACAGCTGGTCTGTATCTCCACCAGGCGGAGCCACACTATATCCGACACTTGCTATTCAACCCCACACTGATGTTCCTCAATGGAAGGCTGGAGATTTAGACGCTCTAACTGGCAGTATTTGGATTAAAGCAACCGAGCCTAATTTAGGCGCACGTTGGAGAGCAAAGCGTTACAATAGTACAACACAACTATTTGAACAAATTGATGCTCCATTATACTCAGACCCAACGACAGCTTTGTACAAGCTAGATAAATCAGGCGGTGGCGCAAACTTAGCAGCTGGTCAATTGTATGTAAAATATAACACCACTGAAACAAGTCCGCAACAAGCAGACTTTGCCGTATATCGTAGAAAAAGTGCTGCTCCTACATCTATCAAATCTAACAAAGTGACAGCAAGCACATTTGCCGGCGATGCTGGAGTATTAACTGCGGTAACTACCATTGCTGGAACCAGCGTAAGCGCAGCCGCTACATACACAGCAGTAGCAGTTGATACTGTTACAGGCACAGGCGCAAGCGCAATAGCAACAGTTACTAAAACAGGTGTGTTAACCACATACTCTAGTACAAATACCACTGTTACAATAACAACTGGCGGCTCAGGTTATCAATCAGGTAATACGCTGAAGATTTTAGGTACTGCCCTTGGCGGCGCCACTCCAGCTAATGACCTAACATTTGTTGTAAGCGGAGAAAGCACAAGTTATACGTTTGACATTGCTTACACAGAACAAGGATCAGCCGCACTAACTAATGATGTTACTATCAGTTTCACTATCGCAACACCTGCTGTGGCTAATGCCGCAACTGTGGCTGCTGCTATCAATACACTATTACCATCAGGTTCTCCTATTGAAGCCAGTGTTGACAGTCAGAATAGATTACAAATTGTACACGAACAAGGTGGCGACATTCACTTGTTAGATGGTACAAACGGCCCATTGACAGCACTTGGATTTGCAGCATATGTGCCAAGCACAGGAAACGGTACTGCTAACTTGTATTTGGATCCGGATGCAGATCACGATTATGTTGCCAGCTTATGGGAGCCATTGACTTATTCTGCCAATAGTAATCCTCCAACAAGTTTAACAGCTGATGGTACATTATGGTACAGCAGTGTTGTTGACGAAGTGGATATTATGATTCACGACGGAAACGATTGGGTTGGATACCTAAATGAATTCCCACTAACAGACCCAACTGGGCCGCTTGTAAGTGCCACTAAGCCAGAAACACAGATCGACGGCTCACCGTTAGAAACTGGAGACTTATGGGTTGACAGCAGCGATACTGAAAACTGGGGAACAGTGTATCGATTTAATAAAGATTTATTAAAGTGGTTCTTGGTAGACAAATCGGACCAAAGTACTGAAGACGGTATGTTGTTTGCTGATGCTCGCTACAACACAGCAGGCGCAACCAGTGACGAACCAGCAACTATCGAAGAATTGTTATCGAGCGATTTCTTAGACTTTGATGCTCCAGATCCAGCACTATATCCAAAAGGTATGTTGCTATGGAACACACGTAGAAGTGGTTTTAACGTAAAAGAATTTAGACAAAATTATATCGATGTTGATGCTGATAATGTTCGTATGAACGACGCCAGCATGGCTCTTTACTATCCACATCGTTGGGTAACAGTGAGCAGCAATCAAGACGACGGATCTGGTACATTTGGCCGTAAGGCACAACGTAAAGTTGTTGTACGTGCTATTCAAGCAACAGTGAACAGCAATCAAGAAATTCGCGATGAAGAAAGTCGTGTGTTTAACTTGTTAGCTTGCCCCGGTTATCCAGAACTAATTGGCGAATTGGTCACATTAAACTACGACAGAGGCTTGACAGCATTTGTGGTAGGTGATACTCCGGCTCGTTTAACACCTGACGCAACCAGTTTGCTAGCATGGGGTACAAATCAACGTTTGGCACTAGAAGACAACGACCTAGGCGGCGTCAGCTACGACGAATACATGGGTATGTTCTATCCATGGGGCTTCACAAGCGATAACTTTGGTAACAATGTTGTTGTTCCTCCAAGTCACATGATTTTACGTACTATTGCGTTGAATGACCAAGTGGCTTATCCTTGGTTTGCTCCAGCAGGTGTGCGACGTGGTGGTATTACTAACGCAACTGCAGTTGGTTATGTTACTAGCGAAGGTGAGTTTGCCAGTGTTGCCTTAAACAACGGACAACGTGATACATTGTACGAAGCCAAGATTAATCCAATCACATTCCTAACAGGAACCGGCTTGGTTAACTACGGACAAAAGACCCGCGCCAAGGCAGCAAGTGCATTGGATCGTATCAACGTGGCCCGCTTGGTAATTTACTTACGTAGACAACTAAGTGCTTTGGCTAAACCATACATCTTTGAACCTAATGATAAAATCACTAGAGATCAGATCAAATCTGCAGCAGAAAGTTTAATGCTAGAACTTGTAGGACAACGTGCGTTGTACGACTACATTGTTGTATGCGACGAAAGTAACAATACGCCAGCAAGAATTGATAGAAATGAATTATACTTAGACATTGCTATTGAACCAGTCAAGGCTGTGGAATTTATCTTTATTCCACTACGCTTGAAGAATACTGGTGAAATCGCTGCGTTAGGTTAATCCTAAATTATAAAAGGAAACATACAAAATGGCAATTTCATCATTAAACAACTTTACAGTTCCACTAGAAAGTGGAGCTGGTTCACAGGGCTTGTTGATGCCAAAGTTAAAGTATCGCTTTAGAGTTACTTTAATTGGTTTTGGCGTTACAGGAGGACAAGCAACTGAACTAACTAAACAAGTTATCGATATCGCAAGACCAACAGTGGCATTTGAAGCAATTGAAGTCCCTACTTACAACAGCAGAGTCTATCTAGCAGGCAGACACAGCTGGACAGCAGTGGCTTTAAACGTTCGCGATTCTGTAGACGGTAGCGTAAGCAAACTAGTAGGCGAGCAACTACAGAAACAATTCGACTTCTTAGAAATGAGTTCTGCAGCAGCTGGTATCGACTATAAGTTTACAACCAAATACGAAATCTTGGACGGCGGCAACGGCAACAATGCTCCAACAGTGTTAGAAACATGGGAACTATACGGTTGCTATCTAGAAAACGTTAACTATAACAACTTAGCTTATAGTGCCAACGAAGCAGTTACTATCACTATGACTATCAAGTATGATAACGCAAGTCAGGT